TCAACATCATTGTCGAATAAACCGAAAGATGCAGACTGAGCAACACCACCTGAAGTGTAACCGTTCAATGTAGCTAACATGTTGTCGATGTCAAAAGACAATCCACGGTTAACAAACACTACGTTTTCTTCGATAGCTCCTTGTTTGTCTAAACGAGAAACGATTGAATCCCAATCAGATAAAGCAGTTGGCGTACCACCACCCCAAACATTTCCTCTGTTGTTTACAACGTAGAAAATACCTTGAGAACCTACAAAACCAGCAGTAGCAGCACCACCACCAGAAGCAGCAGGAACAGCTTCAATCATTGAAGTTTCAAGGTAATCCTCAAAACGCAAACGAGTTTCGTGCTCTGATTTCAAATACCATAGGTATCCAGTTGCTCCGTTTTCAGTAGTAACTTCAACCCATCCGATTTGAGCCATATCCGAACCATTAACCGCATACTTATCTTTGATGATAATTGGGTTATTGCTGTAGATATCATCTTCTGCTTCCAAAGAACCAACCATTCCGTTAGTTCCTTTTTTAAACTCTGAACCGTAAATGAATACAGTACATGCAGTTGAAACAGCAAACGCTTGTCCAGTCGCCTCATAGTAAGCTACTGTAAAAGTAGTTGCAGAAGGAACAGCAGTAACAATAGCCTTGTTGAAAACACCTGAAGTGTTGTTCTGAATCATTACAGTTTGACCTACTCTGATTGCAATGTAAGTAACACCTGTGTCAGCTACAGTAAATGTTGCAGTATTTGAAGCTGCTGCTGCTGCTGATGTACAGCTAGTGTACTTAATGTGAAGACGACCTTGTTCTGCCCATTTGATTTGGTCAGAATTAGAAGGCATCTCAGCACCCACCATTCTTAAGAATGATGCAATGGTACGATTACCATATCTTTCAAACTCTTTTTCGTAAGTATCAGGAAGATACTGATTTAAAAAGTTAAAGTTAGTAATATAATTTGTTTGTAACGCTACTTGCTCCGCTGCCGGTTGTAATGCAAAAGTGGGCGTATTTAATAAAGCACTTGCCATTTTTTTAAATTTTTAATTGTTAAACTCTTTTTATACTACGGATTTTTAGGCTTTTACCGGAATCAGGATTTACCGCTTTTACCTGCATTCCATCCGTTGTTTTTAATGCTTCAGGAGCTCTTTGTTCAGACATTTGAATATTTTTAATGCCTTTCATCGTTCCTTCCGTAGCATCTGTTTGACCTTGTTCATAAAAGAACCTTGCAAACTTTTCAGGATTCATAGCAACTGCTAATGACCTATGATATCCAGCTGCGTCTTTAATTAAACCTTGCTCATCCAAAAACTTATTTATAAAGTTAGCTGGAGTAGATTGGTTCTTTTTAAGTTCGTTAGCGTCTCCAGGATTGAAAGTAATTTTTTTATCATTAACATTAAATTCAAAACCTTTGAACTCTGTGTTAAATATTTCGTCAGTTTTTTGATTAAACCAACTTCTCTTTCTTTCATTCTCCTGCTCAATAGTCTTCGCTTGCTGGGTATACTGCTTATAACTTTCATAAGCTTCTTTCTCATCATCAGAAACTTGTGGAGCACTTGACTCAAGTGGCACTTTATATTGTTCTTTTTGATTATTAAAAAACTTTTTAGCTTCAGCAACAGCCTTTTTTGTTTCTAATTTTATTTTTCTAATGGTTGATTCATCATCAAGGTCTTCATCATATTGATAGCTCTCCATTAATGTTTCAATATCATCAGAATCCAATCCCTCTTGAGTTACTGCTAAATAATTTTTAAGCAATGTCTCAGGATTCATGGTATCGTAATCTTTTTTAAGATTCAAGAAATCCTCAAAACCTCTACCGGTTTCTTTCTTGTACTTCATATAAGCAGCAACATCTTCAGGTAAAGCCTCGGCTTCTTCCCTTTGAGCCGTCAACTCATCAAGAGAGTTTATTTGCTTATTGTATCTTTTGCCAATATATGAAAGAACTTGTTGTTCATCTAATTCTGTAGGCTCGTCAATTACAGGGGTTTCAATTATAGGAGTTTCATCTACAGGCGTTTCTACTATTGGAACTTCTTGACCTGGAACTCTAACATCTTGAAATTGTTGCTCATGTTTGTCTAATAATTCTTGCTCAACCTGCGCAACTCCTTTTTCTTCTGTGCCGTCTAATAATCTTACTTTGTATTCCATTTGATTTAATTTAATTTTTTACAAATTTATATAAAATTTTTTACATTTTAACGAGGCTCAAACTCTGCTAAATCAAATCCATCAAGACTGTCTTCATTTGACTCAAAATTCAATGGAGGCAAATTGTTTTTACGTTGGTCTATTAATTTTGATTGTTGAGTATTTTGTATGCTTATTCTTTTGTCTTTAGCACTTTCCTTCTGTTGCTCACGCTTACTTAAAAGGTTTACTTCCATTCCGTTCAATTGCTGATTATAGTTAAATTCTTCAGCCATAAGTTGAGATTTTAATTGAGCTTGCTTCTCTATCAACTGCATTTCAAAAGCCACCTCAGCTTGTTTCAATTGCATTTTGCTTTGTAAATCAGCCTGTATTTTTTGCATAGCTGTTTCTGCAGCCACTTGCTGAGATTGTAATTGCATTTGAGATTGCATAGCTTGTTTTTGCATCTCCATTTGCTCCTGGCGGTCTTGTTTTTTAACTCGCTTCATTTTTAATAACTGGTTCGCAAGTTTTAAATTTTTAAGCTCACGAATGTCAATAGCATCTTCAAGATTAATATCTCCTTTAGATAAAGCCATTTGAATATTTTGTTCAAGCTGAGCTTTCTCTTCCTCGTCTGGAGCAATCTCTATAAAAATTCCAAAGTCATAAATGTAAAGGTCAGCTATGTCATTTAGTATTGACACATTGTATCTTCCAATCTTATTTACAAACTCATCTTTAAAATCACTATACTGCAATATATCAGCAACTCTATAGGTCAAGGCTTCTGCAAGGCTTCTATAAATGTATAAACCACCTTCAAGAATATGACGAGTAGCTGTATTTGAATTTAAAGCAGCCAATTTCTGTAAACCAACCAAAGAGTTAGGGTCCGGCATTGAGCCATCTCTAGCCTCATTCAAGCCTGTTACAGTCCTAATCATATCCATATAATGATTATAGTTAGCTATAAGCATTTGAGTCTTGCTGGCGCCTGAATTTGATGTAAGCTGTGTAATTGGGATTTTGGCATTATTAAAATCACCATCTTGAGTGAAACTTCTTCCAATTACAGAACCTGTTTGGAAATATAACCTAAGAGCATCCTCAGGATTGTATGCCGCACCAGTACCAAGGTCTACCTCGTTAAGACCGTCAGCATCAATGAATACACCATCAGGAACAACTCTATTTATTACTTGTTGCAATTTTAAATGACTGATTTGAATAAGGTCTGCAAAAGGTATCATTCTACGAACAGTAGACTCAATAGCTCCTTTGTACATACGTGGAGCAGATGCCACGTAATTAGGAAGTGCATATTGAGTTGCCGACTTAGGCCGAACCATATTCTCAGACATTCTCCATTGTAACAAGATATTAGTTCCCATTACCATAATGCCTTCATACCAAACGTCAATAGTTTTTTGTATCTTTTCAAAATTACCTTCTTCCATCATTTCTGCTGGAGGATTAAAAGTATCATCTTTCTCAATAATCCTTGAACCACCATTATCAAGCATCTTCTTTTTATAAACTATTTTCTTAGTAGTCTTATAATTGAAATACATAAGAGTACAGGTATCTCTTGAAAATACGCTGTTCTCATAAAATTGAGCTACATTGTAGTAATCATACCATCCTTGACTATACTGAGTTATTTCTTGCAAATCATCTTTAGTAAGACTTTGGTCAATTTTCATTAACTCAGTTATTGGAAGAGTTTTAATCTCTCCCCAATAAAAACAATCTCTAAAATAAGGGTCTTCAGTATAACTATATACTATATTAGCCGGGTCTACATAGGATATCTTAACTCCTGCTCCTTGTAGAAATTCGTGCTTTGCCACAGATACGCCTAATACAGTAGCATCATAGTCAAGTCTTTTACGAATATCATCGTAGTGATTTTCAGAAAACATTGTGTTAATAGCTTCTTCTTCAGCAATTTCAATAGCAGGTTTGTAATTTAATTGCATATATAATGAAAGTTCTTCATCATCATTTGGCAATTTATCAGGGTCCATTGTAAACGCATTAAACCCTGTCTTCTCTTTAACAGTTTGCAATATAGGTTTAGCAGCCATTTGCATTTCAACTTGCTCTTGATACTTGCTTCTTTTAGCCTGAGACATTGCATCTTGAGAATACGCTTTTACTTTAAAAAGCCTATCTGACATTCCATTGACTATAATATCTACAAATTTAGGAATTACAGGAACAGGAGTCCAATCTAAATTTAAGTACGACAAATCTCCATCGATAGCTAGTTCGTTCTTGTATTTACTTACAGACTGTTCTCCCCTAGCATATAACCTTAGTCTGTGAAACTCTTTCCATTGACCATAATACCTGCAAGAATTTCCATCTT